ATCATCTTTTTGCACATGCAAAATATCATTCCTGGTTAAAAAAGAGGCAACTATGGCGCGAAAGCCACTACCCACAGGCAATAAAGTCATTAAAGGGACATTCCAAAATTGCCGCGCTCCTGCCGATGTTCCAGAGTTCGAACCGGTTGACGTGTTCCCTGACCCGCCGATCATCCTGAATCCTGATGGCATTGATATGTGGAACAAGGTGGGTCCTCAGTTGATAGCCGCTAAGGTGTTGCAAACAGCAGACCTCTACATGCTGGAACAAATGTGTTACTCCTGGCAGAGATTCCGGCAGACAGCGCGTGCCGGGTCAGATATCACCGCCGCCGAGAACAACGCGCTGCGGGGAATGTTTGCAGAATTCGGCATGACTCCTGCGAGCAGAACGAAAGTCTCTACCGGCGGCGAAAAACCGGCTGGGAACAAGTTCGCATCTAACGGGAAAAGGGTGGGGAATCAATGAACAAGATTCGGGACATCCTCTACACTCTGGCGCGGTTACTGGGTGACGTGAATGCTGTCCGGAAAAACAAAGTCGGCACGCGAATTGCCAGGCGTATTGCGGGCAAAATCACGGGCCGGTTTCTTGGCAGGTTGTTCTGAAGCCCTATCTCAAAATAGCTATCGCCTACGCCAAGGCCGCCGAAGCCGACACGAAGCGAAAGAAGTTCGGAAAATGGATACGGCTTGCGGCTACTCGTTTTCTTAATGACCTGAGGCGGGCGGAAGATCCCAGGTGCCATTTCATTTTTGACGAGTGGCACGCGAACGACGCCTGTGATTTTATCGAAAAGTTACCGCATGTCGAGGGTGTCTGGGATACTCCGACCATCGTGCTACATCCGGCTCAGGTATTCGCCACGGTGCAACTATTCGGATTCCGCAACCGCAAATCCGGATTCCGGCGTTTTACATCTGCGCTCTATGCCACTGGGAGGAAGTCTGGCAAATCAACGTGGGCGGCTGCAGTCCTCCTTTACTGTCAGTGTTGCGAAAACGAGCCAGGCGCGCAGGTCCTATCCGCTGCAACCACATTTCCTCAGGCGGAGATAATTTTTAAAGTTGCCAAGCGTATGGCCGAGAAAACCCCGGACTTGCGGGAGGCCTTCGGCCTTGAATGTTGGGCAAAAGCGATCAGCCGCATGGAAACCGGCTCCAGCTTCAAACCGATTCACGCGAAAGCCAGTACTCAGGACGGCTTAAACCCTTCCCACGTTGGCCTCGATGAGATCCACGCGCACAAAACAGCAGACCTTTTGAACGTTCTGACATCAGCAGCCGGGGCGCGGTCAAATCCCCTATGGCTTTACACCACAACTGAAGGCTACACAAACCCAGGGCCATGGGGGGAGCTGCGGCTGTTCGCTCAGAAACTGCTTGAGGGTGTATTCCTCAACACTGCTGATCACTTCCTTGCCCTATTCTGGGCTGTCGATGACGACGATAACGAGTTTGCCGAGTCGTCATGGGTCAAAGCTAATCCTCTGATTGATGTCAATCCGCACCTCCTTGACGCGATCCGCAAGGAAGCAATTGAAGCGAAACAGATGCCGTCGAAGCTTGCGGAATTTAAAATAAAGCGACTCAACCGGCAGAGCTCAACCGCCGAGGGGTGGACTGACCTTGTTAAATGGCAGGCATGCAGCGGGCCGGTTGATCTTGACTGGCTGGTAAAATATCCCTGCTACGGAGGTCTTGACCTAGCATCCACTACGGACATGTGCGCCCTCCGGCTGGTCTGGGTTGTCGATGGACGGACTTATACTCACGGCTGGCGGTGGGTGCCTGAATCGGCGGTTGCCTATCGCACTGAGCGGGGGACCATACCCTATGCCGGGTGGGTAGCGGCCGGACTTATCAAGCAGACGGAGGGCAACACTACCGATTATGCAATCATCGAACAGGATATCATAGCAGCATGCGAGCGATTCAACGTTCAGCAGATCGCCTTTGACCCGTGGAATGCAACTGACTTGACAAATAGGCTGATATGTGCTGATATACCGCTGATTGAATTTGTCCAGGGGCCGAAATCGTACCATCCGGCCATGCAGCAGTTGGAGCGAGCGTACATTCAGGGGTTACTAAATCACGGTGGAGATCCGGTCCTTAACTGGTGCGCGTCCAATATGGTAGCGCGTCGGGACCAGAACTTGAACATGGCTCCGGACAAAAAGAAATGTGCCGATAAAATAGACGACATGGCCGCACTGCTAATGGCTGTTGGGATATCGATCGCCGGTGTTGAGGACAATTTTGACGATTTCTTGAGGAGCCCCATAATCGTATGAAGAAGCCCGGCAGAATAAAGGCAGCATTGCTCGACTGGCTGGGAATACCCATATCTCTAACTGACTCTACATTTTGGTCACAAATTGGCACTACCGCTGCCGGTCAGACGATCAACGACACCACCATCCTGAAACTCTCCACAGTATGGGCCTGTTCCAGGCTGGTGGCTGAAACAATCGCAACACTCCCACTCGGCCTCTTTGAGCGAACGACAAAAGGCCGTAAATCGGCAAATCAACTAGCTTTATACAACATTATCCACAACAGGCCGAACGTTGACAGCGTGGCTGCAGTATTCTGGGAATCAATGGTCGCTGCCATGCTTTTGCGCGGCAATGCCTTTGCTGAAAAACTGGTGGTTGGTGGGCGGCTTGTTGGTTTGGTGTTCTTGAATCCAACATATCTCACGATCCAAACCGACTCAAACTACAACGTAAAATACCTCTACACTGAAAAAGGTAAGCAACGAGAGATACTGGCTGCAAGGATATTCCACATTCCTGGCTTTACGACAAACGGGCAGTGGGGACTTTCGGTTGTTGCCTATGGCGCCGGGGTGTTTGGATCAGCTCTTGCCGCTGATACGGCGGCTAACAGCACGTTCGAAAAGGGGCTTTCCCCGACCATTGCTTTCAAGGTTGACCGGATTATCAAACCCGAACAACGTGAAGATTTTAGAACGGCAATGGCTGCCATTTCAGGGGCCGTGAATGCTGGTAAATCGGCCGTGCTCGAACAGGGCATGGACGTCACGACAATCGGGATTAATCCGAAAGATGCGCAGCTCTTGGAGTCAAGGGCTTTCAGCGTTGAAGAAATCTGCCGATGGTTTCGTGTCCCGCCTCACATGGTGGGGCATTCCGAAAAGTCAACGAGCTGGGGTACTGGCATTGAACAGCAGATGATCGGCTTTCTGCAATTCACGCTCCGTCCGTGGTTGACAAGGATTGAGCAGCACATCAATTCCGACCTTCTCACGCCGGTTGAACAAATGCGTTACTACGCAGAGTTCAATATCGAGGGGCTTCTACGCGGCGACTCAACCGCACGTAAAGAGTTTTACGCTTCAGCTCTTCAAAACGGCTGGATGAACCGCAACCAGGTTGCCGCGATGGAAAATCAACCGGCGCTTGAGGGTGGCGACATCTACACGGTGCAGAGCAACTTGATACCGATTGACCAGCTCGGCAAAACAGAGGTGAAAAATGAAATTATCCCTGCCCCTGGCATATAAAGGCGCGCCGCTGTCCGGCATAAAATACGACCTGTCTCCGCGTGCTCTTGAGCAATGGAACCCCGCAATCAAGGCGGCTGAGTCCGACAATACCATCAGCATCTTTGACGTGATCGGCGTTGACTACTGGACCGGCGAAGGGGTTACAGCGAAGCGAATAGCCGGGGCGCTCAGGGCGATTGGGGAAAGGGATGTTACTGTCCTTATCAACTCTCCAGGCGGCGACATGTTTGAGGGGCTGGCAATCTACAACCTGTTGAGAGAGCATAAAGGCGAAGTCACGGTAAAGGTTTTGGGCCTTGCCGCTTCAGCCGCTTCAGTTATCGCGATGGCCGGTGATAATATCCAAGCTGCAAGGGCTGGATTCCTGATGATTCACAACGCATGGATTCTTGTTGCCGGCAACCGGCACGACATGAGAGAGTATGCGGATTACCTGGAACCGTTTGACAGATCGATGGCAGATCTTTACGCGGCACGAACCGGGATTGAGTTCAAGGACATGCAGAAAATTATGGATGCTGGAAGCTGGATCGGTGGCAGTGATGCCGTTGAGCAAGGTTTTGCCGACGAACTGTTACCATCAGATCAGATCCAGATTGACGAAAACAGCGAGACACGAGCCGCCGTTAAGCTTGACATTGCGCTTGCAAAAGCCGGAATGCCAAGATCGGAACGAAAGAAGTTGCTTGCAGAATATAAAGCCGTCACGCCTTGCGCTGGCGGAACAATCACGCCTTGCGCTGATTTTATTGGCACGTTTTCCCCACTATCTAACGAACTAAAAGGAGTTTTCCAATGAGCCAAGCACTTGAAACTGAACTGAAAGAAGTACAGACCAGCCTTAAGGCGGTCAATGATGACCTGAAACGATTTGCCGAAGAGAGCCAGAAGCAAATCAAAACTCACTCGCAGATTTCCGAAGAAACCAAAACCAATGTTGACAAGCTCCTGATTACTCAGGGCGAACTCAACGCCCGTCTCATGGCCGCTGAGCAGCTCATGGCGAAGATGGAAACCCAGGGCTCCGGTAGTGCTGCAACCGTCAAAACGATGGGGCAGACAGTTATTGAGTCCGACGCTTTTGTCAACTTTTCCGGCAAGGGGACTTTCACCATCCCGGTCAAAAATGCCATCACTTCCCTGGTCGGGTCCGCTGGCACGCTCATTGAACCTCAAAAATTGGGCTTCATCTCTGCCGGAATGCAGCGCCTGACCGTCCGCGATCTGCTCAACTGGGGGCGTACTGGTTCGAACAGCCTCGAATACGTGCGCGAATCCGGATTTACCAACAACGCCGATGTCGTTTCTGAGAACCCGGCGAACGACAAGCCCGAATCTTCCATCTCTTTCGAGCTGGACAGCGCCCCGGTTGCAACCATTGCCCACTGGATCAACGCCTCCAAACAGGTGCTTGCTGATGCTGCAATGCTGGCCTCCTACATCGATGGGCGTCTGCGCTACGGGTTGAAGCTTAAAGAGGAACTGCAGCTCCTGAAGGGGTCCGGAGTAGGGCTCAACATCACCGGTCTGATTACTGCCGCGACCGCCTACGCAAACCCCGGAGTGACGGTACAGACTGAAACCGCCATTGACCGTCTGCGTCTGGCAATGCTGCAGGTCACACTGGCTGAGTATGAGGCCGATGGTATAGTCCTGTCTCCAATCGACTGGTGCCAGATCGAACTGACCAAAACCACAACGAACGAGTACCTGTTTACATCTCCCACTGGCATGGTAGTTCCTGGACTCTGGGGCCGCCCGGTTGTGTCTTCTCAGTCCATGACCGCTGGCGACTTCCTTGTCGGTGCTTTCGGCATGGCCGCTCAGGGCTGGGATCGTGAAGACGTAAACGTCACAGTTTCCACCGAGAACAAAGACAACTTTGTCAAAAACATGGTCACCATCCTCTGTGAAGAGCGTGTGGGCCTGACCATCTTCCGTCCTGAAGCGCTTATTACTGGCGACTTTGACGGGCTTCCTGCTTCAGCGTAGTTAAAGAAGGCCGGGGCTTTGGCTCCGGCCTTTTACTTATGGGGGCAACATGTTTGTAACAGCCTTGAAAAGCTTTGACCATAACGGCAAGATAAACAAGGGGCAGGTATTCGACTGTTCCGAAATAGTAGCACACGGATTAAGACGCGCAAAACTGGTAACATTTGAAGAACCTGCAAATTTCCCTATGGCCGGGGCTTCACTGCCGTCTGCATTGCCTCCGGTCCCAGCCTTACCGCAGACGATTGTGAAACCGTTAGAAGATGGAGAACTCAAACTGAAAAAGAAACCGGGCAGGCCGAAAAAGTTGTAATTGTCGTAAATACGACTTTTGAACTTGCACCGTGGGCTGATATATTGTACGCGATGGACCGTAACTGGTGGGACGGGTATTTTATTAAGCACGGAAAAGAGTTTGCAGGGCTTAAATTAACACCGGTCTCAGGTGTAAAATGTGCCAAGCGGATATCATTCATACATTATCAAAACAGCGGAGTAGGAGCGATATCCCTTGCCGCTCATTACGGGGCGGGGAGAATCATCCTACTCGGGTACGATTGCCAGAAAGCAGGCGGTAAATCACACTGGCATGGTAATCACCCCCCAGGACTCGGCAACGCTGGCAGTATCGGAACATGGCCGAACCAGTTTAATAAGCTGAAAAAGGATTTATCTGGAGTCGAAATCATAAACTGTACCCGTGAGACTGCGTTAAATATGTTTGAACGTCAGGATTTGAATACAACATTAGACAGGAGCTGATATGGCAACCAAGATCGAAATTCAGGACTTTAGGGAACAATTGGCAAAATCTGTCCACAACTTTGCAGCTCACACATTCAAACTTGCGTTCTCAAACACCGCGATTACCGCAGGCATGGCGGCACTGAGCGAGATAACCGCAATAGACCTGACAAACACCACTGCTGGGGCTAATCCTACAGTCACCATTACGGCGGCTGAGGCTGCTGGAACAATGACAATTAGCGGCGATGCTGTGACGCTCACGGCTACCGGTGCGGTGGGTCCATTCCGCTACTATGCTCTTTACAACGACACAGCCACAAGCCCGGCTGATGCTCTTGTTTTGGCGTGGGATCATGGGTCGGAGGTAACATTGGCATCTGGCGAGACGTTCAAGGTATCGTTTAATAATGACGACACCGCCGGGACTATTACGACAATTGCGTAAAAGGGGCAACCATGAAAACATTAATTACTATTTGTGCATTACTCGTCACATCCATGGCCTGGGCAGCTAGTGTCGAGCTGTCCTGGGATGCCAATCCGGTCGAGGACAAGGTGACGACCTACCGCGTCTATTTTGGCAATTACAGCGGCAATGCCAACCTGTTTACGTCAACAGGTTATGTTGAAGTCGCTGGGACCACAACGACTGCAACCGTCCGTGACCTCTCCCCCTATAGAAAATGGTTTTTCCGAGCCACTGCGTTAAATGATACAGGGGAATCATACTACTCAAATTTTGTGGCGGTTCAATTCATTAGGACTCCGGCAAATCTCAAGTTCCAAAAATTGGAGATCAGGTAATGGCCTCACTGCTCATAAAAGCAGTTGACGCGACAAACCCAGATCCCGACATAGATCGGGGCTGCTACAAAGCAGGGATGATCGTGGAGGTGCGCGAGGATAATGCCCCGCGCGGTCTCCTTGAAAAGTGGCCCGCCTTCGCGTGGATTCATGTCCCAGGTGTTCCGGCTGACGTGGTTAGGAAATACGCCGAACCGGAATATCATGTACTGGAAATCGGTGCAGTCAAACGCCGTCGTCGATGGCAGATCAGGTGGGCAGACCTGCCAATGGGTGTGCGTAACAAGTTCGCGGCGAAGGGAGAAATCACGATCAAGGCCGGGGACTACTCTGGCGCCTATGATTACTTGTGGTCGACCATGGGAGGCTTTTTCCGCGACATGCTGACCGGGCAGGACGAGGGCGGAAACCTGTAATGGCAACTTATACCAAAACAGTTGACCCGAATGGGGGCTCTGATTATGCCAGCCTGAATGCGTGGGAGGCAGGGGAACAGACGCTTTACAGTTCCGGCGATATCGCCATTGCTGACTGCAGGCGTACGGGGGCAATAAAAGACACAACTGCCGTGACAGTAGCGGGGTGGACTACTGGTGTTATCCCGAAGATCATCGTTAACGCTGCGCATCGGCATGAAGGGAAATGGGCCGACCAGCAAGCTAGCGGGAATTATATCTACAAACTATCAGTAACCACCGCCATCGCAAGCTTGACGGCTAATAACAATTTGGTAGAGGTTGATGGGTTGGTGCTGGATATTTTGGGGAGCAATAGTTATACAAGCGGCGGGATTGCACAGAGTAACGGGTATTCAGGGTTAAGCGTCCACGGGTGTCTCTTTTTCCACAATAGGGGGGATTCACCAGACGGGGGAGCAACCTCAGCACTAAGTAACTCAAGCACAATCACAAGTTATAATAATTATTTTTACAATAATATAGTTATTGGTTATAAGCGGGCGGCTGGGGATTTGTGGGCTATAAGGTCGAATTATGGTAATACCTACATTTACAATAATAGCGTTTATGATTCAAATATCGGGATAGCTAGAACAAACGGAAACGTATACGCCATAAACAATTTGAGTCTGGGGTGCATAACTGACTTTTTAGGGGCATTTGCCACTGGCTCAGATTACAACGTATCCTCCGACGCCACAGCCCCAGGCACCAATAAAGCCACTGGCAAAACGGCATACACCGATTATTTTGTTGATCCTGCCAACGGTGACTTTCACCTCAAAGACACATCGCTGGCATTGTTCGGGCTATCCGGCACTGACCTTTCCGGCACATTCTCAGACGATATTGACGGGGTTACTCGCACAGCTCCGTGGGATATCGGAGCAGATCAGTATGTGGATGTGGGGGGTGCAACTATAAGCTCCGCAGACCCGGATGGCCTTACCGTCACTGGGCTTGCCTCAGCCGACTACAGAGGATTGATATCAGGCGCACCCGCTGGCGAATTGGCGGCCATAGGGGTAGCGGCAACAAGCGTCAAAGGATTTATTTCAGTTGCTGAATCCGGCGCGATTGCAACCACAGGGACAGATGCAACCGGCACACGCAACCTGATATCGGCCACAGTCATTGATCCAGTGACTGTGTCAGGCGCGAATTCGACTGATTATATTGGTCACAAGTCCATCGCCGCGGCTGGCAGCATATCAACCACGGGGGTCGACTCAACAGGGGTATATACTCCCGTTGGTAGCACAACCAGCACAGCACAACCGGGCGCAACAGCCGTTCTCGGGGTTAACGCTTCCGGTATTCGTACATTAATTTCACTGACTGAGCCGGGAGCGGTTAATTTTACTGGGTTTAACGCTTTTGGCGTTCGCGGTTTGTTATCAGTCACAGAAACCGGTGCGATTGCGGTAACCGGAGCGAACGCGACTGACACATATACCCATGGCGAGTGGGTCAGCAATGCCACTCCCGGATATGTATCTGTCAGCGGGTACGATTCAGTATCAACCATGATAGCTTTAGGCCGTTTAATCCCGATAACCCGTGGCCGGGAAATCTCAATTACATCAGGCCGTACGATACCGATCATCCACTAGCGAGGCGCTAAAATGGCACTACTTGATGACGTAAAAGAGGCGATGAGGGTAATACATTCGGCTGATGACGCGCTTTTGCAGCGGCTTATCAATTCTGCATCTTTTGAATATATCCAGTTTTGTAATATCGAGGTTGATTCTGACGACGTGATAGCCCCGATAGCTGAAGACGCTTTCCAGG